GGGAATATTAAATTAACTTATACTGGTTCAAATGGTTTAGTAGGTAATGCAAATACTTATATTACAGGTAGTACATTATATCCATTCTCAAATCTTCAAAATTTCACTGGTGGTACAAACACAACTTCATTCACACTAGCTACACTATCTGAAGGATTAATAATGAATAGTGATGGTACGGAATTTAGGAATGGTAGTTTAGCAAATGGAACCGTAGATAATTTAAGATACCAAATTTCACAATACAACCCAATTAACGGTACATTTACATTACTTATAAGACAAGGAAATGATATTACTAATTCACCATCCGTACTAGAGACATGGACGAATTTATCACTAGACCCAATATCACCAAACTACATTGAAAAAATAATCGGAAACCAGCAAGAAATAGTACAATCAGATTCAGGAGAGTATTACGTAAATTTAACTGGAACATACCAAAATAAATCAAAATACATACGAATCAACTCAGTAAATTTACCCACACCAGAATACTTAGATAATTCGAGTGTAGCGAAACCACAATATACAGGTTCAATCCCATATTTAAATAGAGGTAATTTCGGTGGAGCAATAGGAAGTAATATTTCCGCTACTGCTGGAAATTATTACGAAAACATATCAGATTTAAATACACAAGGTTTACCTGCATCTGCATATACTGAATCAATATCACTATTAGCAAATAAAGATGCATTCAAATACAATTTTATAACTACACCAGGTTTAGTAGCAGACGGAGCTAATTTCCCTTCACATTACTCGGTAATTACATCATTAATATCTATGGTTCAAACCAGAGGAGATTCAATGACTGTAGTAGATGTAGTAGGTAAAGGAGCTAATATATCAACTGTTACCTCAAATGCAACCGCAATAGATAACTCATATGTCGCAACGTATTGGCCTTGGCTACAAACAGTTGATCCTACTTCAGGTCAACAAATTTGGACTCCACCATCTACACTTATTCCCGGAGTATATGCTTTTACTGACACAACTACTGCGCCTTGGTTTGCCCCTGCTGGCACAAATAGGGGGGTATTAAGCAATGTAATTTCTGCTGAACGTATATTGACTCAAGGTAATCGCGATTCATTATACAGTACTAATGTCAATCCAATAGCTACATATACCGTATCTGGAATAGTAGTATTTGGACAGAAAACATTACAGAAAAAAGCAGATGCACTAGATAGAGTAAACGTTAGACGTTTGTTAATTGATTTAACATCATATATTTCCCAAGTAGCAAATAATTTAGTATTTGAACAAAATACAACAGCAACACGAAATGAATTTCTATCTCAAGTTAACCCATATTTACAATCAGTTCAAATTAGAGAAGGTTTAGACGAATTCAATGTAGTAATGGATGAAACAAATAATACACCTACTACTATAGACAATAATCAATTGATAGGTCAAATATATCTTAAACCAACCAAATCAATTGAATTTATCCTACTAGAATTCAATATATCACCATCCGGAGCTATTATAGGATAATATAAATCGATTTTAATACAAACATATAATATTTATAATTAAACCCAAATTAAAACTATGTCAAATTTCCCAACATCTCCAGGTGTATCATTAAACGAAATAGATAATACATATCTATCTGGACAACCTGTTCAAGTAGGAGCCGCAATAATAGGACCTACAGTTAAAGGCCCTGTTGAAATACCAACTGTGGTTTCATCTTACTCTGAATACCAAAATGTATTCGGTGACACATTCATTAGTGGTAGTGATAATTATTCATTTTTAACATCTATTGCAGCATATAATTACTTCAATTATGGAGGTAAATCGCTATTGGTTGCTAGAGTAGTAAGTGGATCTTACACACCAGCTACTTCATCAATAGTAGCTACAGGTTCTGCAGCATTAGATGCTAATGGGTATGTATCTTCTTCATATACAGGACCAAACGCATTTGTTTTAGAGACTATATCAGCAGGTACTATCGTTAACAATAACATTACAGGTAGTGCAAATGGTATATTAACTAGTGGTACTAAAGATAACATTAGATTTGAAATTACTTCCCCTTCCACAGGTTCAGGTACATTTAATTTATTAGTTAGACAAGGTAATGATGTATCAAATAAAAAAATTATTTTAGAGTCATTCAATAATGTTAGCTTAGATCCACTTTCATCAAATTATATTTCTAAAGTAATAGGTAATCAAGTTGCTGCATATAATTCATCTACTAATCAAGTAGAAACATCAGGTGAATATCCAAACAATTCAAGATATATTCGTGTAAAGGCAGTTAATGTTACTACACCAAACTATTTCGATGCTAATGGTACTCCACAATCACAATATACTGCATCAATCCCGGCAGCATTAAATGGTGTATTTGGTGATGCTACTGGTACTATTAAAGGTGGTGCTAATTTTTACAACACAATATCTACACAAACACAAGGTTTAGTAGCAGATAACTACACAAACATGGTTAACTTGTTATCTAATGCTCAAGCATATAAATTTAACATTTTATCTACACCAGGTTTATTGAACGAATCAACAGGGCATACAGCAATCATCTCTTCAATCATCAACAACACACAATTGAGAGGAGATAGCATTTATGTTATGGATTTAACAGAATACGCTTCCCCATTAACAACAGCAGTTACTCAAGCACAAAGTAGAGATACTTCATTCGCTGCTACTTACTGGCCATGGGTTAATATAGTAGACCCAGGAACTGGAAAACAAATTTGGATCCCAGCATCAACTTTAATTCCAGGTGTATATGCAAATAACGATAAGATTGCAGCTCCATGGTTCGCACCAGCGGGAATAAACAGAGGTGGATTAAGTAATGTACTTCAAGCAAAAAGTAAATTATCTGAAGCACAAAAAACACAATTATATAACAGTAACATCAACCCATTAGCAACAATGCCTAGATATGGTGTAGTAGCATTTGGACAAAAAACATTACAAAAAGGTACATCTGCGTTAGATAGAGTAAACGTTAGACGTTTATTAATTGAATTAAAAACATTCATTTCACAAGTAGCAGATACTATTGTATTTGAGCAAAACACATTAGCTACAAGAAATAACTTTACTTCTCGTGTAAACCCATATTTGGAAACAATCCAACAAAAACAAGGTTTATATGCATTTAAAGTAGTAATGGATGATACAAATAATGGACCTGATGTAATAGATAGAAACCAATTAGTAGGTCAAATCTATATCCAACCATCACGTACAGTTGAATATATTTCACTTGATTTTATATTAATGCCTACAGGAGCACAATTTCCGGGTTAATTAAAATAACACATATATTAAAAAATAGGGGGCGATTATTCGCCCCCTTTATATTTCCAAACATATTTAATATTTCCACAATCCCATATTCGTTTATAGCCATTACCCATCATATTTTCGTATTCGGTTAAATTCTCATCAAATACATCTAACAGTTTATTTAATTTATGCTTTTGGCAAGTCATACGACTTAATATTTTATGTTGCTTCCAATATATATAAGATGGAGAGGTATTTGCAATAAAATCAAATCCTAACCCTTCATATAGTTTACCGGTAAAAAATCTCCTATCGGCAAAGCTAACTATATCTAGATTTTCAACATTGCAATATCTATTAAAGTATTTAAATAATTTAGATGCCCCACCGATCACATTAGTATATAGTTTATTGCAAAAACGTACCATCTCTAATTCATTCGAATTCTTCTTAAATCGATTTCTTCCGAACGTCATTAACGATACTAATTCATCCCCGTAATACAATCCTACCGAAGTAGATGCGTGCGTGTACCCCTGGATATGATTATCATCTAAAAATGAACGAATCAATTTAGTATCCTCTATTTCCTTAATTGTACATTTACGAGCATATATTTTATCAATATTTAACCCCATACGATTTAATAGAATGGACTTAACAATAGGCTTTTTATACAACCACTCAAAATCCATAACATGGATTAAATCAATACCAGCATCAATGCATTTTTCAGTTTTATACAGATGGTAATCCCTATATTTACCCATCGATTCAGAATGCCAATATGCTCCATTAACTTCAATAGCTAAATTCATGCTGGGGATGTACATATCAATTTCATGTTTGTTAGGTAAAATATCTCTTCTATTACCGTGTATATATTCTATCCCAATATATTCTGCTATATAGTGCATTATTTCATCTTCAATTAAGGAATACCCCATATAACTAGAACATTTACATGTGGGGAGATATCCATTACATAATTGAACAAAAGATGTTTTCTCGCATTTAAGACACTTAAACCCGAATGTATTCTGGAATGCATGCCCTAATTTATTCTCCATTAAATGCTCAGCATCAAATAGTGGTTCCATCAATGTAACCTTACAATACGCTAATATCTTTTCAAATTTAATATCAACAAAATTAGTTCTATCAATTACCCTCCCCTTCAACGCAGCAGATACTTTTTGAGCTATTTCCGGGTTACTTATAGCTACCTCACTACCATATCTCTCAATCATGGTATCAATTGATTTCTGCTTAAATTCTGGTACTAAAAATGGATTTTCCACCCCATATTTATCTTTAAGATTTTTCTTATATGTTTCCTGCACTTGGGGGCTACGAAATGCTATCTCATCTCCATATTTCTCTAGACATGTTTTCTTTCTTTTCTCCATCCATGATCTATCTATACCTTTGTATTTTTGAGCACATGGGCCAGAGCAAAATTCTCTAGCGGACGATGGTACTGTTTGAAATATTATATTGCATGTTTTACATGTATTATCTACACGTATTCCTTTAGGTCTGGCCATATTATTTAGGTTTAAACGTTGTTACGTTGATAAATATATGAAAAATAAATTAATTCTACAAATATGTTATATTTATTAACAGATATTAAATAACTTAATTTAAAAAACATGCCAATATTAAATTCAAACGAGATATTCTTCACACCATTTGAGCCAAAACAATCCAACAGGTTCATACTAAGAATGAATAACATCCCTGCATTCTTGATCAAAGGTGTTAGTGCTGTATCTGCTACACAAACTCCTGTAGCTCTTAACCACATGAATGTTCAACGTTTCGTTAAAGGTAAAACTAAATGGAACAAAGTTGATTTAACATTATTTGAATCAATCACTCCATCAGGAGCACAAGCAGTAATGGAATGGGTTCGTTTACACCACGAATCTGTTACTGGTAGAGATGGTTACTCTGATTTCTATAAACAAAACTTAACATTCCAAGTAATTGGACCAGTTGGAGATGTTGTTTCTGAATGGGTATTGATGGGATGTATCATTACAGACGTTGATTTCGGTGCATATAACTACGATGATGATGGAGTAGCAGTAAACATTAAACTTTCAGTTCAACCTGATTACGCTATCC